TAAAAATCGGGTAGAGTCCGAAGGTGCTAGTACCACCGGAGGTAATGGGGTTACGCCCGCTCTGGTTCAAAGCCAAGCCACGACAATAACTCCTCAAATTAGACCGCCACCAAGCGGTATAAAAATTCATCATACTAATGGTACAATTTCTTATGCTACTATTTACAAAATAAATCTGGATGGGAGCAGTGATAACCTGAGCACTGATGGTAGTGTGATTGATCTTACGGATACTGAGTTAGTCAGTTTTCTTCCTGAAATGGATCAATCATTTGAAGTCGCATATTTTACCGACCAAATGGCCGCGGAACGAAGACTCAAGCGACTCCAAAACAAAGAATTTAATAAGAAATTTTTCAAGACCCCCACGTGGGCAAATAAAAATTTTGCCCCGCCGATGCCGCAGACCCAAGCTAACAGTCCGCGGGCCTTACCAGGATTTCAAACAGGTAAGGCAACTTCCTCCGACAACAAGCATCCACACATATGGAATGTCAAGAGAGAAGTGCCCACTAGTGGAAGCAACAGTAAAAATCCCACTGTTGAGAAAGCAGTCAATGATGCCATGTTCTGTATTAAGAACGCGAATCGTATCAATTATTTAAATCGCCCCATTGACAACAGACCAACAACCAAGATAACTGATAATAAAACAGAATTGAAATGGAAGTCTGTTAATGGCAAGCCCGTTTGCTTTCTATGTGGGGAACCCGGTCATTACCAAAGAGACTGCGGTTCCCATCAAAAAGATGAACGTGACGTTGCGCGGGAGAAAGGTAAACGACAACATGGTCGTGCGCAGCATAACAAAGAAAACCTCCTTAAACGCGCCGTGCAGGAAACAGGCAAACCACACTCGCAGTTTTGCTTTACTAAAGTCTTTAGCGAAGATGACACGTACCAAGACCATGAAAATATGTCTTGGTCAGACGATGACGAACATTATATGTCCGTCGATGCTAAAGAATCCTTCGACATTAAGACTGGTAAATCTGTCCTTTGGCAACCTGCGTCTAAACGAATGAGTTGGAAGCGTTCTGATAACAATGATATTGAATTTATTGGTCCAGTTCAAGGTATCCACCCACAGGGTGATGCCACCCTAATGATGTTAAATAAGTTAGTTAATCCTAATCTTTTGGGTGATGGTGCCGGACCTATTTTGAGTGATAGAGTAATGACTCAAGCCTTTAATGCTATCCCTGCTGTACAAGCTGCCGCTGGAATCGCTGCTGAAGTCCCGATTGGTTATCGTTGGGATTGGTTAGAAACTGATGGATTCCTCACCCACAGATGTGAGATGATTAAGATGGAACAAATTGTCCAAATCAGTAACGTTGACCAAAGACATGACCGATATAGTGGAGCAGAGATGAAATATCAACCCAGATATGCGCGAATAATTTTCAGAAAATCACTGGCGTTGAATTGCGGAAAAGTCCTGGACTTATGGTATCCAAGAGTAACAGAATTTACTGTTTCAGAAGAGATTGCCGCACAAGTCACCAACATGTCCACCATGAATAATTCTATGGATGATGCCACAAGGTATGCACGTATTGTCAACGATGTTCGTAACATCGCCAAAGTTAATGACAATAGATATTTCGGCCTTTTAGGCGAAATGGTTCGTGATAATACCGCCGTGTTTGCGTTCAATCTATACAAATTTCATAAGTATTCAACCCGCCATTTAGAACCGGGTGTGGATTTTATCAACGGCCAACTACCTGTAGGCATGTGTCGTATGGTTATAGGGTATCAGAATGCTCTCTTCCAGTCCCTCCAGAAACCAAGGTCGGTACTGTTATTACTTATAATCCTACCTTTGATAGCAGCAAGCCCCGCCCTATTGTCCGCGTTGGGCTCGGTTGTCAGGTTGTTGGCGCGTCTAATCCTCATGCAGATCCATCGGATACCGACACGATGTTGGACGGAGTTAGCAGGCGTTTTGCGCGCTGCCCTCCGACCCCTAATGAATTAAAAATGAAAAGATTTAAGATCTTTGTAGCGAAGTGGCTACGTAATAATTTGACCCCATTATCCAATGATGTTGATACAAGTTTTGAAACATGGATAGCTAACACTCCGTATCCCAAGTGGCGCAAAGATGATTTGCGTTTCACATTTGAAAATACTCAGGGTGAAATCACAGCTGAAAATGCTGTTAAAAATGGAAGACCACACAGACATTGTCGTGTAAATTCGTTTCAAAAAGATGAAACTTATCCCACTTATAAACCCGCTCGTGCCATTAATTCTCGCACTGATGCTTTTAAGGTTAGAGTTGGGCCCATTTTTAAATTGATTGAAAAAGAGTTGTTTAGTTTGCCGTATTTTATCAAACATACACCATGCGATGAAAGAGCTGAAGAAATTAAACGTGAATTGTATCAAGCTGGCGCCAATATTATAGGCACTGATTACACAGCGTTCGAAGCATTATTTACTAAAGAATTGATGATGACCTGTGAAATGCAGTTATATAGTTATATGACGCAAAATATTGATGATCAGGAATGGTACCATATCGTCGAAAAGACGTTAACGGGGAAAAATTATTGTACGTTTCGCAATAAATTTACTGCCAAAGTGCAAGCTACAAGGATGTCAGGGGAAATGTGCACTTCACTTGGTAATTCGTTTACCAATTTAATGGCTATGTTATTCATAGCTGAAGAAAATAAACTCGAAAGCCTGAGGGGCAGAGTCGAAGGGGATGATGGAATTTTTACCTTTTATGGTCCATATCCTACTTCTCAGGACTTTGCAGATATAGGTCTGCTCATTAAAATTGACAAGTATGATACGCTAACAGAAGGTTCTTTCTGTGGTATTATTGCAGATGAAGATGAGATGATTAATGTGACTGATCCCATTAATACTCTGTTGGATTTTGGTTGGACGACTCGCATTTATGCTGAGGCCACCAATAGAAAGCTCAAAAGCTTGCTACGCTCTAAGGCACTTAGCGTAGGTTATCAGTATCCCGGCTGCCCCATTCTGGCTTCTTTAGCACAATATGGGATGCGTGTTACTAATGACGTCAAAGCTGATTATTCTGACATGAATTCTTACGAAAAAGATCTCTTTATCAAAATGCGTGATAAATTTCATTATAGTATACCGCATAAGGACGTTGGTTTTAAGACCCGTCTACTTGTCGAAAAACGTTATGGTATTAGCGTCCAAGATCAAATTCTAATTGAAAGTTATTTAGATAGTAAAACTGATTTGACGCCAATTGATTGCCCAGCCATACTATCTTATTGTAATGCCGATGCTAAAGATTATTATGAACGCTATTCTGAACTGATACCTATTGGTATGGTCAGTAAATGGAATTGCGATATAGCTTACAATAATGGCGTGAGGAATTTTATTAATCCACTACAACAATATGAGCAAGTCACAAACCACCAATCTTTCGCGACGAACGCGAAGAACACGAAGACGTATCGGGCGAAACGCCCCCATACGCAAAGAAATATTACCTTACATGCCCCGTCCTAAAAATATTAGGACTCGCCGTAGGCCACGTGGGCGTCAGGCGCAAGGAAAAGGGGATCTTTGGAAAGCACTTGGCAATGGAGCCTCGTGGTTGTTAGGTAAAGGCATTCGAAGCCTTATTACGGGATTTGGAGACTACAAAGTTGAATCAAATACATTGATGAAAGGTGGACTGGATCCACCTACTGTTGTCAATTCTGTTGGTGAGGGTAACGTGATAGTAAGACATAGGGAATATCTTATGGATATATCTGCTACCACTGTGTTTACAGTTGAAACACTACCAATTAATCCTGGTATGGTGCAGACTTTTCCCTGGCTATCAGCTATCGCCCAACATTTTGAACAATATAAAATGAGAGGTCTTCTCTTTGAATTTAAGAGTTTATCATCTGATTCAGTCCTTTCATCTGCCACTAGCTCAGCTTTAGGAAGCGTAGTTATGGCCACACAATATAATGTTTTGAACCCTGTCTTTCCCGATAAATTTACTATGGAAAACTACGAGTTTGCGAATTCTTCGAAACCGTCAATAGGTTTTCTGCACCCAGTTGAGTGTGCTAGATCTGGGACACCGATCTCAGAGCTATTTATAAGATCAGGAAACCCATTTGCTGGTTCTGATCTAAGGTTATACGACTTAGGAACCTTTAATATTGCCACTGTAGGCATGCAAGCTGCTTCGGGTGTTGCCGGAGAGCTTTGGTGCACGTACGAAATTGAATTACTTAAGCCAAGGATAAGTAGTGAAATAGACGTTTCAGAATATGTTGATCATTTTCTGTTGTCGACTTCAGCCACTAATGCTAACCCCTTTACTGCTGCCGTCAGATCTTCGACCAGCACATTAGGTGGTACGGTAAATGGAGCGACATACACATTTCCACCCCAGATAACTGATGGGCTTTATCTAGCCGTATTCAGTGCTGTCGGGGGATCAACTTCTGTTACTGGCCCCACATGGGCACTAACAAACTGCTTAGCCAATCTGTTATTTCGGAATAACACTGTGTCAAATGTAGAGATACCTACTGGTACCACAACAACTACATATCTCGCTGTCCAAGCTTTGGTAGTGACATCCACTAATGCATCATTTGCATTAAATAGTGGAGTGTACCCTACGAGCATTACGTCAGGAGATTTTCTGGTCATACAATTACCTGCAGCATTGACTGCCTTGATGGAAGTAACGACCAAAATTTGCCCAATTGACTTATGTCCAACGCATACACCAACAACAGATTCTGATGAAGACGATTCCAATTTGAATGAACGTCTCTTCTTTTTAGAGAATCTTGTTTCTAAGCTCGGCCTTATTTAAGTCTTGTGGACCTTCCTTTAAAGAACGTCCAA